AGCTGAGTTGCCCAACATTTTGCGGGCGTGGCTGCGCTCCACCACCGGGAATCCATTGGGCCGGGTAATGAACGGGATACCCATTGCCTTCAAGGCCTCGCGCTGCTTGCGGGTGTGAGTGGCGCCGCACAGCTGCTGCAGTTCTTTCTTGCTCAGTATTTCAATCTCTCCGGCCATTGTGGGCCTCCATCTATGCAAGGGCACGAAAGACAATCGTCCTAGTCTTTCAGTGGCTTCCAGCTAAATGCGTCCCTGGCTATCCGTGGCTCCAGATCCAAAGGCTGGTGCCTGTCAGGGGTTACTTCTCCGGTGATGTCGTAATACCGGTCACCTATCCGGGTGATAACGTGATCGCTGTCATACCAGGCCTCTGCCTCGGGCCAGATGGCCCGCAGTATCAGGTAGAGCCGGTGGCAGCCGCCCTTAGTGAAAAGCGGTACCGCACTGGGTACCGCGGTCCTCAGTTCGGACAGGACGTGCATGACGTGATGATGCTCAGCCATGCACATCAATCCCGATAACCGCAATGTCATGCTGACCAGGGCCGTACAGCGCCAGCATGGTGGCCTGCACTGACTCTGGGAGCTGGCTGACAGGCTGGCGGCTGAAATCCCGCACAGTGCTGCTCAGGCGGTGTTTCTTGCCATACCCACGGGAGAGGGTGGCCGGGCGACCGGGATAGCAGTTCTTTTCGTTCCAGCGCGGCCCATACAGGCGGTATTCGTTTACCTTGCTGCCATCGTCAAAGGCGTCGTAGTGCTCGGCCTTCAGGGGGATGAATAGGGGCTTCTGCTTATCCATGGCAGCCTCCGTTCCATGAGCGCTCCGGGTCTGCGTCCCATGTGAGGAACTGCCGGAAATTATCGAATCCATCCCCGTATTCACGGTATCGCTGGTAACGCTCTTTTGCTCGCCGTTTGCGGGCAGGCAACTGGCGCACCGGCCCCATGCCCTGATATTCCACGCGCCAAGTCGGGTGACAGGGATATACGGTGCCTGGCGCATCCTCATCGAACAGAACACCAATGTAGTGGCCGCCATCCTCGGCGATCACTCCCGGCTTGCCATTGACGATGACGCGGCGGCCAATCTCGGCAGGGATGCCATAGTAATCACGGGCGTACTTGCAGGGCTTATCCATCGTTCTCGCTTCCGTTATGGGTGGGTCGGCTGGGCAGAGATTCTTCAATCAAAGCGAACTGATCCCGCAGCACTAAGTAAATGGCAAGGTCGGCCCGTTCCGGGTTTATCAGTGATAGAAAAGCGGCAAACTGATAGCAGAAAAATCCCTCGATGCGTTTCCGCCAGCGTGGCGCTTTATGCCAATTGCTCATGCCTCCTCCCCCTCGTCGCCAGCGGTGCGGAGGCGGGCGGCATATCGTGAAAGCTCTGCTGTAAAGCACCCTGAACGCTTTGTTCCGTTATGCAGGCGGAATATCGTGTTGCACTCTTCGATAGCCTCCTCGATACCTTTTGCCTTAATCTCGTTCTCCGGCACAGAGGGGGTGGCAGAGCCCACGGTCATCGCGGTTTTCGCCATTTCCCTGTAAATCCGTTTGCAGGTGTCCCAGGGGATAGTTACACCAGAATCAACTGACAGGCCTGTCAGCTCACCATCCTCATCCACTTCCGGGTATTCCACATCAACGCTGTACTCGCCAATGTGCGCCGCCTTCATTGCATTGGTGATTAGCGGGCGGTGCTCTTGGTAACGCGGGTCCAGCGGGATAGTCGCCACCTTCCCGGCGTCGGCAATATGGTCGCGGCCATCGTCCTGTGCGCAGTTTTCGCAACAGCACTCAACGTCCACCACTTTGTTGGCGTCACCGGAATGGTCGGGGGATGGGGCGGCGGTGAGCATGGCGAGGATTTCCTCACCCTCCGATGCCTCCTCATGCCACCCGGAATGAACACCCATTGTGCGCATCAGCCGCAACGCTCTCTTTAACCAGCGAGCCACACGCTTGCCCTCCGGCACCGCAACAGATGGCGGGGCGGGGTGGAGATACACAGGGATGCCAGATTGCCATTCTTCCGACGCATCCGGGCGATAAACGGGCATGTGCAACCTGTCACCTGCCCGATAGTCAGCGAGTGTGTCTGGGTCTGCATACCCAATGGGCTCGCTCTGGACTGTCAAGGATTCCTTGACAGTTGGGCCCAGGTACAGCGGGATAGGATGTGACGGTGCGGGCGATGGGAAAATGTGGCCCTCTGCTCCTTGCTTCATGGCATCAAGAGATCCCGATCCCGTATACCCCACCGGCGCCTCCTCCCCACCATTGGCGCTAAGGGCGGCTTCGATGGCCTTCCAGTAAACAGGGCCGGGAGCTAGATTGAATGCCGCCCAGGCTTCGTCAATGTCCGGCTTTTCCAGCCCCTCGTCTGCGTCGAGGAATATGCCTAGCATTTGATACATTTCGTCGTAGGCTTTTCGGTACTTGTTCAGCGCCTCAAACGCCTCTCGAATATCACTCATCGTATTGCTCCTGAAACTGGCGCCATGCCTGCTGCACGACTTGGAACTGTCCGGCGGTACCGCCATAGTCCGGGTGGGTGGCTTTGCGCTTTTGCTGGTAAGCGGCTCGCACGGTGTCGAAGTCAGCGCCCTGGGTTACACCGAGAACGGCCCACCAAGCGCCGGGGTTGCTGCTGGCAGAAGAGGGCAGGGCCTGAAAGCCACTGAACGCCTGCCGGATGTCAGCCACTCCCCAGCGCTCCATGCCGCGCATGGCGCCGATATGGGCAGCAATAGCGGCAAGGTTGTCCGCTACCCGGTCCCAGGCGTCACAGGGCAAACAGTGAGGTACGCCGTCCAGATCGAAGTACACGGCCACGGCCGAGTCTTCCGGCTCCCGAACATTGGAGTAGGGCAGGCCATCATTGCGGGTCCGGACATTGGTGCTGATGACTACCTTGTCCGGATCAACGCGGTACGGCCGGCCGTATTTGGTGATCTTGTCGATTTCCTCAAGCAGTCGGCGCCGGGCAGATGCAATGCTCAGGGGCTTGCCGTCTTGAGAGAACCGGGCCCGGGCAGGGTTCGGCTTGCGCTGAACCTGCAAAGGCCAGCTCAGTGGGTAGGCTGATACGCTCATGGTTTCCTGTCCCTTATCTCAGCTTGATAACTTGAAAGCCGGCATCAGTTACTTCCCAGTCCAGCTTTTTCAGCATTTCTTTGGTGGCCTTATCGGCCACCTGCATCAGATCGAACAGCGTGCACTGCTGTTTGTGGTGAATGTCTCTGTGGTGACGAAACTCTTCGTTCTGGGCATACAGCCGGATCAGCCACTTGCCTCGTTGCAGGGCTGACATCCGTGGCCGGATCCAGGGTGCCCCGTTCTGGATTGAGTGGCCGGCTACCAGCATCAGGAGGCACCGCCGGGCAGTGCGATAGCTGTCGCAATATCCCGCACCCATACCGGTGTGCTGCTGAGTACGAAGGTTTCACCGGTCATGGCCAGCAGCATGGTTTCGCCCATCATGGAAGCGATTGCTTGGGCCGCCGGCGGCGGCACCGCGTTACCGATACGCTCCCGCCATGCGGAATCGCTGAGGCCGTCCAGCTCCAATTTTTCTACCGGATCCACCAGCCCCTGCAGGGCTGCCAGCTCCAAGGTGGTGAAGGGGCGGTGCCAGGTGCCGTCGAGGGCGCGGATCATCGCGACAAGCCGGTCGGTCTGCGCCGGAATAATTTCGGAATAATTTTCATCGCTTTCTGTAAAACGCGGGTCGGCTACTGACCACCGGCCATTGTCGTGACTGGCAAAGCCGGACACTGCGCCGCAGTTGGCTGCCCAGGGCACAACGCCGTAGTGGCCGCCGGTCAGGTAGTGGTCACCACGCTGGCGCTGAATGCCCGGGCGCGGATCCGCCACGGCAAAGGCGCCCTGACCGGTGGTGCTGCCAGAAATCACGGTGCCGGCCGGGCCGTTGAAGTCGGTCACCCGGTACTTGCCGGTGAAGCTGTTGCCGCGGGGGTCGGCTACACACTGGCCACTGCCGTGGGCAGAGGTGACGGCGCCGCATTCGCGCTCCCACGGCACCACCCGGAAACAGTTGCTATGTTTGTCCGGGCCATGGTGGCGGGGGTCAGCCACGCTGAACGCGCCTTGGCCGGCTGACTGCTGGCCAGTGACGGTGCCGGTGGGGTCTTCCCAACGGCGGACGCCGTAAGCCTGGCCGTCCTTCCATTTGCCGCTCACTGCAAAGCGCGGGTCGGCCACGGAGAAACTGCCGTTGCTGGGGGTGTTACGGCCAGCCACGGTACCCATGGACTGATCCCAATCGTTCACGCCCAAGTACCCGGCCCGGTATTCGGGGACAATCAGGTAATCGCTTAGATTGCCGTCCTCGACCGCCAGCTTGTTCAAGCTGCGCCAGTCGCTGCCGGCCTCAACAAAGGCCAGCCGAACCCACGTTTTCCACTGAAGGCGGGGGATGCGGTGCATCGGCCCGGCCAGATCATCACCGGGCATGAGCATATCGCCCAAGATGTCGCCCACAGCGCGCAGCGGGCGCTTCACCGGCTCGTACAGGAATGCCGGCACCTTCTCCTGGTGGCGGGCCACCAGCAGGAAGCGCTTGCGGCTCTGGGCCAGCCCGCCCAGCTCGCCGCAATCATGGGTGGTTTCTGCCACCGCATAGCCGTAGGCCTGCAGCAGGGCGCAGATTTGATCCAGAAGAGGCCGGCCACGGTTAGCAATCCGGGGGACATTCTCAAAGATCAGCATTTCTGCCGGGTCATTCTTGAAGGCTTCCAGTGTGAGCCAGATGCCTCGCAAGGTCAGGCCGTTCAGTGCCTGGTACTTCGGGGTTGCACTCTTGCTCTGGGAAAGCAGACCGCTGAACCCTTTGCACGGAGCGGACAAGAATACGATGTTGGGGCTCTCTCCGCCGGCTGCTGCACGGATGTCCGCAGGGGAGGCTTCCGTCCAGCCTTTCGGCGGCTCTTCGCCGTGAAAGATGGTGTATTGCTCACGGTCGAACATATCCAGAACGGTGCCAGGCACGCCGGCAAGCGTCTTGAAGTCATTGATGGCGCCAGCGTCTACGTCCACGCCACCAATGCAGCGGAATTCCGCCTCAAGAGAACCAACCCGGGCATGGCCTTTGTTGAAGCCGGCAGCGCCGCCGCCAAGACCACAGAAAAGGTGGAAGTGCTTGAATTCAACTGTCTGCATCGTAATCCCCAAATTAAGCGGTGGCGTCCTGAATGGCCCAGTACACAGCCATGCAGGCGTTCACATCACCGATGGCGGTATGTGCGCCATCGAAGTCGTGGCCAAAAAAGTGGCGGTATGCTTCGGCCAGAGTCGGGGTTTTCGCGTGGAACCGACCTGCCGCTTTCATTTTTTCGGTGGGTGGCAGGTTCACCGGCTTGGTGGAAAGGCGAGCCGTGCACTGGCCCTTGCATGTCTTCCAGTCGCCCTGGATCTCTTCATCCAGATAGCGCTTGGTAGCGATGCGGATAATCCGGGCATCAAAGTTTTCGTTGTGGCCAATCCGGCTGGCACCGGACCACATGGTGATGAACTGCTCAATGGCGTCTGCCTCTGAGATACCCTGTTCTTGGGCCATTTCGGTGGTGATGCCGTGGACTTGGGTCACTTCATCAGGGATCACCCAGCCGTCAGGCTTGATAATCACGTCCAGGGTTTTCAGGATTTCACGGGAATCCATATCAACAAGGTGGGCGCCAAGCTGCACAAGGTGCGGCTGTTGCTCCGCATCTGAGGGGGATTTCCAGTCAGGCAGGCCCGTGGTTTCGGTGTCGTAAAAAATAGCTGTATTCATGTGTCGGTCCTCAGAATGGGATGTCGTCGTCAAAGTCGTCAGCTGACCCGGTGAAGCCGCTGCCATCGTTTTGCTGCGGAGCGTTGCCGTAGCCGCCGTTACCTTGGTAATCGCCGGCTGCTGTGCTCGGTTGGTAGCTCTGGCCGCCGTCCGGGTTGGAGCTGCGACCGTCCAACATCTGCAGTTCCCCGGCCACAATCTCGGTGGTGTAACGGTCCTGCCCGTCCTGGCCCTGCCACTTGCGGGTACGAATAGAGCCCTCGACGTAAATCTTGGAGCCCTTTTTCAGGTACTCACCGGCAATCTCCCCCAACTTGTTGAAGAAAATCACCCGGTGCCATTCGGTGCGCTCTTGCATCTGGCCGCTCTGGCGGTCTTTCCAGCTTTCACTGGTGGCCAAGCGGATGTTTGTCACCGCTCCGCCACTGGGCGTAAACCGGGTTTCAGGGGCGGCGCCCAGATTGCCGATCAGAATTACTTTGTTAACGCCTCGTGCCATGTCTATCTCCTAGCAGTAACGATATAAGGGGCGGTGTTTTACGGTGGTTAAAAGGCGTTTTGCCACCAGCGGAACACCCATGAAAAAGACGCCGGAAACCTCTTCTGCAACGCGATTGAGAAGAACGGTGCTGGTTGGGTGTTCGGGCAGCTTCCTTAAAGCCAGAGAAGGTGGTGTCCCTATTAGCTGGCTTTGAACAACAAGGGCCGCAAACTCAACCAAATCAGCATCAGTCATCACATAGCGCGGGACCTGGATGTTCCTTTCGATGTGACTGGTGCTGTGGTCGATAACTCGTTCAAAAATACTGCTCATTTCTTATTCGCCTTATGCCAAAAAATGTGTAGCTCATCACATTGGGCTGTGACATTGCTGTCATCTATGACCTCTTTGCCGGCGCTCGAAGGTGTTGATGTCAAAAGTCACACTCCAATGTGGCCGGGCGAACCCGGCACGTCTGAAGCTTATTCAGGGGCTGTGCTGAAATAGCCATAAAGGCTGTCTAATGTTTCGCGGATAACCTTTCCTTGCAGGCTGATACGGGCTTGAAGCTCTTCCACTGCGTCATCAGCATCCAAGGCATCGATATTCTCTTGCAGCAGGTCCAGTGGCTGAATGCGCTTAATCTCCAGCCGGTCGTTCACGTCCAGCTCCAGATGATCCTGGAAGGACAGATTCACTCGGGTGGCAACCATTCCGGTTTCCAGGTGAGCCAGGTACTCTTCTTGGCCAAGATCTACTGAAATGAATTTCAGGGCTGAGCCTTCATCCTTTGTGCCTTTCAGCTCGCAGCGGTCGCCCAAGGTGAAGCCTTCCGGCAATAGCTTGGTATCGCGAAGCCAGTTGCTGAAACTGGTGTAGGGCGCACAGGCGGGGGCTGGATATGCCACGGGGAGAGAGCCAAGCGCTTTGCGCAGGCAGGCCACCACTTCCTCGGCGCGGTTCGCTGAGGCGCTATCAACCATTAAGCGGCGACGATCCGTGTCGACAACAACACTGGTGCGGCGGGAGCGAGTAAAAGCGCGAGGTATCAGCTCGAAGATGATCTGCTCCTTCAGGTCAGCCTTTTCCTTGCGACCCACCTTGCGGCCTTCCTCCTCCTGAATCTGCTCCACCTTTTCGTCCAGCATTTCCTTGACGACAGGGCCGGGCAGAAGGCGGGCGGTTTCCTGATAGGTGAACAGAATGAAACCGTCCACCTGATAAACCATTTCCTCGCGGCCTTTAACTGGCGGCACAAAGCCTTCTGTGCGCAGAGACTGGGAGCCGCACGGCTGGCATTGGTTGTCGTGCAGTGCCTCATCGAGCGACGATGCTGAAATGGCAAAATCATCACCACCAACGAACACAATCAGGTTCTTAATCCACATATATCTCTCCGTTGTCTGAATGGATGCGGTGGCCGGAGCTGATCCCGGCATGCGACCCGGGGCGTTTTCACGCTACCGCGGGGATTCCTTCTGGCCGTTTTAGGGCCGCGTTTTCTCGTCCATCAGCCTGGACATTCGCCGCATCGGTGGTGTGATCTAAAGCGTCGCACTGAGGCAATCACACAATCGGCATTACCCGGAATGGCTTTTCGCAGTGGGCTATGCCTGTAAATCACACCCCGATAAGGTGGGCCGGTTACGCCGGCCAGTCGGCTGTCTTTCCATGCTGTCCGCCAAGTCACAGCCGGCGTTTTTGTTCCGCTCGCGCCGTAGCTATCCCCATCCCCTGGATGGTTAAGAGCGGCCGTAGGAGTGGCTGCCTTGGTTGCCAGTACGCCCCCGGTAGCTGGGCCGGTTATTAGTCCCCACCGCTGGCTGGGGTCTCAAGAAAACTGGTTAGGCTGCCTTGCACAGAGCTTCCAAATGTTCTGGGTTCATGTTCAGCACCCAGTCGGCGGCGACCTCCATGCTCACGCCCCATTCCGCACTGATGACAGCCAGGATCTGGTTATCAGTGGGGCGCTCGGTTGTGGCGTACCGGGCGGGCTCTTCGCTTTTCGCTTCCGCCTGCACTGGCTGGGGACGAACGGCGCCGCTGCTTTTCTGCGGTTGGGCCTGGGTGGTCTGCCGCTCTGCTTCTGCCTGCTGCTGGCGCTGCGCCTCAGCTTCCTCGTCGGCCTTGCGCTTGGCTTCGGCTTCCGCCTTGGCCTGCTCTTCGCGGCGGATCCGTTCGCGCTCTTCCTCTTGGCGCTGGCGCTCTTCCGCTTCGTACTGGGCAAGGCGGGCAGCAATGAATGCCTGCAGGTCTTCCGGATCCTTGAGCACCAGCTGCTGACGGTCGCTGAACAGGAAGTCCTTGCCGGTGGCGTCCAGCTGCTGCAGGTTCTTCTGGATCCGTTCACTCAGCTTGGTGGCTTCCACCTTGGCGCGGGCTGCCTCGTTTTCTGCTGCTGACTGCAGGGTGGCAACGGTGCGCTTGCCCTTCATGGCGGTATTGAAGTCGGCAGGGATCTGCGGCAGCTGGACGCCTTTCAGGCCAGCGTTAACCTCAGCAATGTGCTGATCCAAACCGGTCTTCGAGGCTAGGGCGATTTCCTGTTTGATGGCTTTCTTGCGGGCAGTAACCAGCTTGTCCAGATCCAGGCGGACGCGGCGGGTTTCCTCGCTCACCTTGTCGATGGTGCGGAACAGCTCGTCAATGCTGGCGGTTTGGCTGAGCGCGTGTTGCTTGGCTGCGGCCAGACGGTCTTCCACGTCCTGTGCCCACTTGACGGTCTGAGCAGCGTTAGCAAAGTCTTCATCGGTCTGCAGGTCGCGGTTGATGTTGTCCAGCACCTCCAGAGCATGGGCCTCGAATTCTGGCAGGTTGCTTGCCTTCACCATCCCGGTCAGCTCAATATGCAGAGCTGGCAGGGCGTCCGGTGCTTTACCCTGGACAACAACAGGTGCATCGGTGGCAACGTAGTTGGCCACGTCATTCTCGAATTGACGCCATGCCACCTGCAGGGTTTCGGCGTCGTCTTCATTGAGCTCCACCCAGATGCATTCCATCTTTTCCGGGGTGCCGTCAGTGACCATATACAGGGTCTTGCTGCCACGGTTGATGTGCAGCCCCTGCAGCACCTGCCAGTAGTCAGCAGCAGGCACCTTGCCGTTGCGGACTTCTTCTGCCTTCTTCCCGTTCCACTGCTTGCACTCCCAGTTCACGGACTCATCCATGGTCTGGCCGTCATAGCTGGCGCCCAGCCAGTTGTCGTCGTCGGAAGCAATAATCGGGAAAAGCTCGTCACCAACAATGGCTTCGGCATGCGGTCGGGCCGCTTCTTCAACCCGATGCCCCTTATCCAGTACGTTCTTCTCGAACCACTCAGTAAATTCCTGTTCGGTACCGGTGGCTTTCATTTCCAGCAGCTCATTACGGGTGACGTTGGGGTGAACGCCCATCATCATTCCCGCTTCGGAAGCGTTTAGCCGATTCTTGCGGTCGGCTTTCCATGGGGGGGTGCCGTGTTTTAGGTCGAGGATCTTCATTGGCTGCTTCCTTCTCCAAGATTGAGGATTTGCTGGCGCTGCGTTTCAGAGACCTTGGCCTTTGAGCCAATGGTTACCAGAATGGCGTTGGGGGTTTTCTTTCCAGACTCCACGAGCTTTTTCCATTTTGGGAAATTCGCCTTAAAGGCTTCTTCTGGGTAGGTCTCCGGCTCTGCCTGTCCTTGTTCCTGTGCCTCTACGGTAGGTGCCGCGCCCTGGCCGTCATCATCCATGTCACCAGTTGCAAGGCCGGTAACAGCGAGGAAGGTGTAGCGCTGCAGATAGGAGACTGTGGATCCGACCGCTTGCACTGCGTTCTTTCCGCCAGAGTTATCCGGCATCCCGAACAGGGTGGTTTCTTCAAAGTGGCCAAGCTCATGAGTCAGACGGCAAGTGACATGAATGAGGTTGTCACGCTGCTCGGTACGCCATGAGTGGGAAAGGCCAGCTCGACTCATTTCAGGGCTAACGGTATCCAGGATGTGATCTAAGCTGGCATGGTCGTAAGAGGTAACTCCGTTATTGCGGTTTTCGTAGCGAACCTTTCGATTCTTGCTGATGCTTGGTGCGCTCGCTTTGAAGTTGGCCATGGCGCGGACGAATGCTTTCCGGGCTTCGCCGGCCTCCCATCGCTCTTGAACAGCAAGAAGGCGCTCAATGGTTTCCATGCCAGCTTCTTTCTCCAGTGCAACCTGGATCATTTGTGCAGGGGTAAATGCCTGCATGGCGCCAGACTGACCCGGTTGTTGGATCAGCGGCATCTGCTCGGCTTCTTTCAGTGCTGCTTCGGTCATAACGCCTACCTCAGTGGTGAATAAAAAAGGGCCGGGGGAGGCCCGTAAAACAACAGATCAGCGCTGTTGTCTTAAATACCTGCGCCTTCTTGAAAGCGCGTAGCGATACGCATGGCCGCTGCGCTCCATGTGCGCCCAAAACCGGTGAGAACCTTGCCGTTGTGAACGCTCTGAACGATCCAGAACGGCTTGCCGGTAACGCGGCCTGTGGTTTTGATAGCTTTCATGTTCTTCTCCTTAATCGCAGACACAGCCGCCACGAAAGCGGCAGCTACAGCGCCGCTGCATTTCGTGTTTGGCTTCATGCTCTTCGTAAATTCCGAATACCCATTCCCATGACTGGGCGGCTTCAAGAATGTGGTTGCGGTAGCGGTCGCAGGATTCCCGAATCTCAAGAGGCATGCGGTCGCGAACTGAATCTGGAGAGAAAAGGGCCTCTTCGATCACGGCATCAGTGATTACCTGCCCTTTTTCCAGGGCATCAACCACATCCGGTGAAGCCGCACACATGCGGTTAAAGGTGTCGAGGGAAGACGGCAAATAATTGCTGCCATGAAAAGCTAGACAGAGGCACAGGGTGCGATCCTTTTCTTTTTCCCAGCAGAACTGATGGGTTAAAACCGCGTCATCAGCCAGTGCAGATTCCAGATGGGTTTCACACCACTCTAAAAAGTTAGTGCTGCTTGCTTGGGTGCGCCCTGTTTTGACTGCCAGTGACTGTGACATTTCGGTCTCGCCCTACATGAATAACCATTTATGGCTAGCCATATTAGGATTGAACCAAATTCTAGTCAAGCCACAAATGGCTAAAACTTATAAGTTTAAGCCATGCATGATTATTTTTGGCGGGCAAGCATAAAAAAAGCCCTGGCTAGGGCTTTTCTTGAGGGGGATGAGTGGGGGTTATCGCAGTGTAGACCACCAGAATACACGGCCGATGATTCTTACTTCCCTGGATTTTTCTTCATCCAGATATTCGTCAGGCCATTCGTCACGGTTGTAGCTGACAATGCGCAGTCCGTTTGCGGGCATTCGGTACAGCAGCTTGATGCGGAGAAGCCCGCCATGGTCGATGGCGTACAGATCCCCATCTTTTATCTGGGTCTTGCTGGTGTCGATACCAACGGTGGTGCCGTCGAGCAATACAGGCTCCATGCTGTTGCCTGAAACTTTTGCACATGCTGTAGCGCCAGCATCAACACCGGCTTTTCGAAGAGTGTGTTTAGAAAAGCGCAACTTCGCGCCGTCAGATTCGCGCACAACTTCTGCGCCCATCCCCGCGGCAAGGGCTACCTCTCTAAATAGGGGCACTTCAACCTCTTCTTCTCCCAAAGGGGTTCCATCATCCCAAGGATCAAGATCGCCAACCCATTCAGCGTTCCCTTGGATGGCTTTCTTCTCGTTGCCCGTGAAGAAGTAGCCAACGGGCTTCCCGAGCGCGTTAGCAAGCGCCTGCAGGCTATCAGTTCTGACGTCAACTTCGGCTCGCAAAACCCGGCCAATAGTGGCCTGGCCTACTCCACTCTTGGCCTCAAGGGCTTTCTGGGTGTGCAGGGTGGGGTGCGATTCCATAGCCAGTTTCAGCTGTAGAGCGATTTTTTCACGGAGTTTCATGTTCATTCTCAAATAATGCCGTAAATGGCTAACCATTTGTGGCTTGACCGTTATAGCCATAAACGGCTAAAGTTTAGCCGTGAACGGAGACTCATGTATGGCGACCAAAGATTTACTCACAGATGTCCGGAAGGGGCTGAAAGAGCGGCGAGGTATCTGGCAGCAAATTTCCAGTGAATCTGGAGTGCCTTATTTCACGCTCAGCAAGATCGCATCCGGCAAAACGAAAAACCCACGCTGGGATAGCGTTAGCTCTTTGGCTCAATGGTTGGAGAAAAACGAACCAGAGAAAGGGCAAGCCGCAAGTGCGTAACCAATAGGCGCCAGTACAGCCGGCGCAGGGGCCAGTCTTCAACGATGGCTCGCATGTAAAGCAGGTTGGTCTGGGCAATTAGGTCTTTCATGGAGCGTCCTCATGGAAATCATGAAAACACTATCGCAAGGAGGCGGTGGAAGGGCTCGCAAGTTTGAATCTCTCATCTTGCAGCGCCTTTCAAGTGTAGGGCAGTGCGCCGTTGCCAAAGAACTAGATACCAGTGAGAGCACCATCAGCCGAATGAAAAAGGATGGCGATATTGAGCGGTTTTCCAAGCTCATGGAGGTCTTGGGCCTCAAGGTCGTACCTGCGGATATGAAGTGCTTTAACCCCAAAGACATCGACGCAATTTTACATCAGGCAAAAAACTGGCTTCGGCACGTCGAGTCAGCTGAGCAGTTGTGGGAGTACGAATGAGCATAAAGGTCATGACAGCTTGTTGGGAGCGGTACCCGAATGGTGGGGGAGAACTGCTGCTTGCTCTGGCTTTGGCCGACCACGCCGATGATGACGGCGAGAATATCTACCCAGGCGTGGAAAGCCTGTCACGGAAGACGCGCCAGTCCAAGCGGACTATTCAGTACCAGTTGCGAAAAATGGAAGACATCGGATGGTTGCAGCTGGTTGCGCATGAGGGGGGTGGTCGTGGCAGGGCTCGCCAGTACAGGGTAAATCCAGATTGGCTAAAGGGTGCAGATATTGCACCCATAGGGAAAAATCCAAAGGGCGCAAATGCTGCACCGTTTAACGGTGATAAGGGTGCAAACACTGCACCCTTTAATGATGGGAAAAGGGCGCAAGAATTGCACCCTTCAGGTTCAGAAAGGGTGCAACCTGAAACACAAAGGGTGCAACCCACGACACAAAAGGGTGCAACAGCTATTGCACCCGAATCATCAGGAACCGTCAAAGAACCGTCAGTTAGGAAACCGAAACTAGATTTTTCTTCGTGGCCGGCATTGCCGGACCAGCAAATTATGGATGACTGGATCGCCATGCGTAAGCGCTTGAAGGCGGCGGCCAGTCAGACAGCTATCAACCGCATGGGCACCAAACTCAAGCAGTGCCTTGCTGCTGGGTACAGCGTGAACCTATGCCTTTCCGAAGCTTGCCTGGGTAACTGGAAAGGGCTGGAACTGGAGTGGTTGACCAACAAAGGTATCCGACCTGACCTCCAGCGCGGCGGTTCAGCGAAGCCTGTGCCTCCCCAGAATCAAGAGCAGATCCGTAACCTGAGCGGGAAACTGCAGGACATCCATTCAGAAATCAAAACCCTTGAGCGACTTGGCCAGCAGGTGCCGGACGAGCTTATGGCTCGCCAGGCTTCTCTGCGCCAGCAGCTGAGCAATCTGCGAGGTGGATCCTGATGAAGACGAATGTTCGCAACAGCAGCCTGGATGCTTACTACGGCGAGTTGGTGGCTTCTGGGCTGGCTGCTCAGCAAGCCAAGGTTCTGGTGGTGATGAAGCACCTGGGCGGTGGCTGGGCAAGTCGCACGCAGATCAGCGAAGTCTCGGTAGATCTTTTTGGACGCTATGACCAGCTGAGAATCAACGCCGTCACCGGTCGCGTTAATGGCCTGCTGCGCTGTGGAATTCTGGAAGAGCAAGAAACGCAGTCACCGTGCCCAGTTACTGGCCGTAGTGTGTATCTGGTGCGGATTGCTGAGAAAGGTGAGGTGGCGGCGTGACTGATACCAACCGCATTCTCGCCCTGCTGGAAGACGGGGCCATGACTCGCAAAGAAATCTGCCTGTGCACTGGGCTGCCCCCGAAAAAGGCCACGGCCGTACTGGGGAATATGCACAGCAAGGGACTTATTCAGAAGCTGGGAGACAAGCGTTATGCCCAGTGGTGCTTGCCAGGCCATGAGCCAAGCCAAGTCTGGGATCTGGTTGCTCAGCATGAACAGACGGCTGCAAGCCGTTACCTGATGGGGAGGCCTCTATGACTCAGCACATCTTGAGAACCGACCAGGACCGGGAAAACTTCAAGCGCTATCTGGATATGCGTCCTATGCCGGTAACTGTATCGGTGCTGAAGGGAGCCAAACGGAGCAACAAGCAGAACAAACTGCAGCGACGCTGGGGCAATGAGCTGGCGGAGCAGGGCGACATGACCGCCGAAGAGTACCGGGCGCACAACAAGCTGCATTTCGGTGTGCCGATTCTTCGGGATGAGGATGCCGAATTCCGGGAAAAGTATGACCGGATCATCAAGCCTCTGGATTACGAGCAGAAGCTGGAGCTGATGGCCGAGCCATTCGACTTCCCGGTTACCCGACTAATGACAACAGTCCAGAAGAAGCAGTTTCTGGATGCGGTTTTTGTTCACTGGACGGGTCAGGGGTTCCATCTGACAGATACGGACGGTGGGCTATACCAGCTTTATGCGCGGGAGATGGCATGAAATACCGGAGCTGGCTGGTTTACAGGCAAGGGAAGCGCTTCGCCACCATGGTTGGCCACCCGAAAGACCGAGAAACGGCGTTGCTGTTTGCCCGCTCTCACTGGCGTGACTCAGACGTTAAGCCCAACGAGCGGTCGGTGGTGGCGGCATGAAAAGAACACCACTGCAGAGAAAAACGCCGCTCAAGGCAAAGAGCCGTATCAAACCGTCTCAGCCTGGTGAGGGTGCCCGAAAGCGCCCGCCGGCAACAAAGAAAGCGAAAGCAGCCCGAGCCAGCAAGATCAGGCAGAGCGCGAAGGGAAAAGGGTGCGAACTCAGGTTGCCAGGGGTGTGCAGTCACAACCCGGAGACGGTCATTGCCGCGCATCTGCGCATTGCGGGCACCTGTGGCACCGGCATAAAGCCCAGCGACTTGCTGACCGTCCGTGCCTGCGACGCCTGCCATGCAGTTATTGATGGCAGGGCCAAAGCACCACACCTGAGCACCGCGGAACTGACGCTCTATGTCCATGAGGCGCATTGCCGAACGCTGGTGGAGTACGAGAAAGAGGGTCTGATTCATGCCGTCTGAAGAAATCGTGCTGCCGTGGCCAGATCGGAAGCTGCACCCGAACAGCCGAGTGCACTGGGCTCCATTGGCCAAGGCAAAGAAGGCTGCGAAGCGTGATGCGTTTCTGGTGGCTAAGTCAGCGGGCTGGGACAAGGCGGAATGGCCCGATGGTCGGCTGCATGTCTGGATTGATGGTTACGCAAAGGACCGTCGGCGCCGGGACCATGACGGCTTTTTGGCCAGTCTCAAGGCGCAGCTTGACGGTATAGCCATGGCCATGGGCGTGGATGACAGCCGGTTCGTTCCTCACCCATGCATCAAGGGTGAAACGCGGAGCCCTGCAGAGGTGCGAATACGAATAACGGTTGATGCTGATGCCGGCTGACGAAACAGAAGGGCTTCGGCTGGTTTATGAGGCCCGTGATTGGCTGCGACGTGGTTACACCACGGACGCAAAGGTGAAAGACCTGGGCAAGCTGATAACCAGCAAGCGCGGGAAAGAAGCATGGGACCGGCTTTACCGGGAAATGCGAGAGCAGTGGAAAACAAAAAACGACTGGATGGAGAAATAGAGTGGCTGATTCGGGTGATTTGGCAAGCGAGTACATGGACAACTTCACGGCAGGGTGCCTGGCGAACAGGCCCAAGATGGCGGGTTCATCGCTGAAGTACTGCATCGATTGTGACGACGAGATACCGGAAAAGCGCCGGGCGGTGGGTGGCGTGAAGCGCTGCATTTGCTGTCAGGAATTCCACGATACCCGCAATGGGAGGTGATCATGGGGATAGCACTGGGGAGTAGTGATCTACCGCCACTGCGTTGGGCGACGCCCACCGCTGCGTTCCGGTGGGCAGAAGAAACGGCCAGTCGCCCTGATTACCGAAGTCCAGCGGGCGTTCTGGCGAACGCCATGGTGGGGAACATCATTGGCGGAGGGGTTTCTGGCTGGACAGGTGAGGACTATCGGGATCTTGCGCACAGCATCCTTGCTGCCGTAGCGGTAATCCCTGAGCCATTCCCCCGTGAAATGTTCCGGTACGTTTACGGGGATGCTGGTGAGCGGCTGCATAGCCTGGGTGGACTGGTTGGCGAGTCATTAATGGATCGCCACCCCAAGAAAAACTACAGCCAGCTGCGAAGGGTGGGCGAGGTGGCAGTAATAAATGCTCGGGGGCTGGCCCAGCACCGGGCTGCGTTCGGCAAAGAGTGGTACGCGCGCGCCCTGGGTATCAAGAGGCCGTCACTCTATGACGGGGAGTGGATGGCTGTGATAGCCAACGCCGAGGATGCCGTACTGCAGGTGCTGCGGCGTGGCAAAAATTTGGCGAGGAATGCAATTGAGCCTCTGGGTGTATTGGGAGTCTGATTATGTCGCAACTATTACTGAACACGCCGGACAAACGCCGGGGCTCTTTTGAGGTGTCCATAGGCCGTGGTGCCGGGCTCACTGTTGATGAAGCACAGGCCATATTCGCCGATTTCATCCCGATGCACATTGAAAGTTACCTGCATGCGGGGAAGGCTGTTTACTACGGTGTTAGTCCGCATTTTTCCCCGGTCGAGTTCGGGGCCAGGGTTCCTGAGTACCGGGCGATACTGGTTCGCGATGATTCCGGGGAATTGGTGCGGGTGCATTGGTTGCGAGAAGGTGAGCGCGAGCCGGTCCAGTACCTGCAGGAACCGGACTGGGATGCTGTGCGGAATGCGGTAGAGAAGGTGATCCGCCGGCATGATATTGAGTTGAAGGTTGAAGCCAGGCGCAAGGCGGAAGAAGCGGAGCAGCTGGAGCAGGAAAGGCACGGGGCTGCGATGAAAGCTCTCATGGATCGAGATCGGGAGCGCCAGCAGGCAATTGGTGACAGGCTGAATGGGATGTGCTTCATGTTCGGATTGGCGTGGCCTCATGTGGCCGGGCTTTCTGGGGTTCATCCGCCTGTGTCTCATTTTGGGATGAGCGCTGGAGCAGGATCGTTCGGCAGCTGGGATCCCGCTGCGTATCGCTGACACTACAGTCGCTGGTATGTACCTGCAACGGGGGATCCAGTATTCATGTTGCCGGCGACACTGTATGTAATACATCACCGATAATTGGGGAAGGAAAATGGAGATTGATCAGGAATTGTTGGAGCGTTCTCGGGTATGCCCGATCTGCAATCGCGTTGTTAGTGCTCTCCGTGCTGGTCACAATCCTATTGAGGCCCTGACTGAGGGCCTGGTTGCGGCATCAATAACAGCAGAAGAAGTGCGCAATATCGCGACTGACATTGCAATGAGGGCTGGACCGCCGCCAGTTATGGTTGATCTTCCTACACCCTAATGGCACTATTTCCCCATAGTTGGATAACTGTCTAAAAGCCTTGGCCTCACCGCCGGGGCTTTTTCGTTTCAGGCCCTGCCGGGTTCTCTCGGCGGGGCTTTTTTGTTTCTGGCTCGGGGACTGGGCTGCTGCAACGGGGGAGGGCCAACAAGTGGAGGCTATTGGGTATGTACGGACAACCACAAGGGGGCCGCATGAGCCCTGCGCATGATCTTGGTGTTGAAGGCGCGAAGGTGGCTCTACCTGTGGGCCTGTCTGGTGCCATGTGGCTTGGCCTCACCCCCGAGCAGTGGGTAACCACCCTGACCTTGATTTATCTGGTGGGTTTGTTGATTCACCAGTTCTGCAAGCACTTTTTGGCGCTATGTGCTGCCTGGGAAAGATTCAAGACCTGGAGATCGTCCAAGGCGAAGCGGCGCAAGGCTCGCCAAGGGCGAAGGCAGGGCGGTGTTGCCAAGATCAAGGTGTTGGGCGGGCTCACTCTAGCTTCGGCCTCGCTTTTGGCGTTCCTTGGTCTGTGGGAAGGAGAGGGCCAGAACACCGTCTACGCCGACAAGCTGGCCGGTGGGTTACCCACGGTCTGCAAGGGCATCACGCCCTACACATCGAGCAAGCCCATGGCGGTCGGTGATGTCTGGACTGATGAAGAGTGCGAGCAGGAAGAGCGGCGCATTGTGGAGCAGACCCAGATATACCTGGATGAATGCCTTTCAGTTGAGGTTTCGCAGAACACGTTCGACGCCCTCAGCTCTCATGCCCATAACTTTGGTTGGCCGAAGACCTGTGGCAGTTACAGCGTAAGACTGATTAACGATGGCAGGCTGGCTGATGGGTGCAGGGCGTTAGCCTGGAAGCCGAACGGAGCGGCCAACTGGTCGTATGTAGGGGGCGCTTATGTCTTGGGTCTACATAAACGAAGGCTGGCGGAAATGGAGCTATGCCTGACCCCAGATAAACCGGATCAATCGCAGGGTGGAACAGTCTGGTAGTTCGCCGGGTTCATAGCTCGGAGGTCGCTGGTTCGAGTCCAGCCCCTGCAACCATTTAGCTTCCTCACCCGAAGCCAGCCCGCCAAGTGCGGGCTTTTTTATTTGAGGTACCCATGGCGCCAAATATCCCTGACCTGGCCGAGAAAGCCATCACCAACATCGAATACGGCCGCTTGGGCGCGGTTACCACTCTGTGCGTCATCCAGATGGATAACGGCCACGAGGTGGTTGGCCAGTCTCATTGCGCGAACCCCGCCTCATTCGATGAGGAAATCGGCCGGGTAGAGGCGTTGAAGATCGCCATGGGCAAGGTGGAAGAGCTGATCGCCTTCCGCTTGAAGGAAGAGAGCCCCACCAATGCGCCTGAAGAGATTCCCCCGGGGGAGTGGCCATTGTATCGGGACAACTCTGGCAAGCTGGTTCGGGTTGCCCGCATCGTGGACTTGATGAAGTCACACATGAAGCCTGGTGTTGATGTTCGCCTCACAGGTGGGTTTGAGGCGGAAATAAGCGAGCGGCATGCTTCTGTCCTACCACCTCAAGAATGGATCGGCATGTACCTTCTGTATCGGGAGGACGGGGAGTACCAGCCCTTGTGCCACATTGACGGCTTTACCCCGGTAAACGAGGAAGAGCTGCGCAAGTCCATGGGTGGGGACGAGTAATGACAGGGGATGTGGCGGATCTGGCTCAGGCAAGAGCGGAGCGCCAGCCACACTTGAGCGGCCCAGCCCGTTGCCAGCACTGCAAACGTGAGTGGCTAGCAGTTGCCCCGGTAGGACAGTATGCCGGTCTGGATTGCCCGGGCTGTGATTCTTCCCGTGGATACTTCACCCAGCATGTGACGCCGGATGATGGCGTAGAACGATTCACCTGCAGCGCCTGTGACTGCCAAGTGTTCACTGTTCGCCGCGAAGGTGCGCAGTGCATTGGCTGTGGGGTGCTGCATTCTTGGGATGACCTGCAGTTATGACTAAGAGCACGAAAGCCAAGACAACCCGGAAGAAGTACGACTGGGAAGCTATTGAGCGTGAGTATCGTGCTGGTCAGCTGAGCATTCGTGAGATTGGCAAGAAGCATGGCCCGACTGATTCAGCCATTCGCCAGAAAGCGAAGAAGGAAGGCTGGTCCCGTGACCTGACTCAGGACGTTCAGAAGCGGACAAAAGATAAATTACTTCGCACTGAACTTCGCACCCCTAACGCGCAGGAAGACTCAGCCATTGTTGAAGAGGCTGCTGAGCGTGGGGCTGAAATCATTCGGACTCACCGCCGGGACATCAATGATGCTCGCGGTATCTGTGGGCTGCTGATGACTGAGCTGCGTGACAGCACAGTTCACAACGAAACCATTGGTGATGTCCTCGAGAAGCAGGCCGATGATGAAGAGTGGGATGGCAAAGCCAGGGCTGCAGCTCGGCGAGCTGTCTCTCTGCAGTCACGAGCTGGTGTGATGCGGGATATGGCCAACAGCATGAAGGTGCTGCAGGGGCTGGAGCGCACTGCGTTCAACCTGGATGAGCAGCCAAGCGAGAAAGATCCGCTGGATGAGTTGCTTGATTCCGTGATGGACAGTTCGCGGGGCGTTGGCGGTTATGACGCTGACGGCGAATGATCTTAAAAAGCACTTCAGTAATCGCTGGTGGCGGCTGAATAACCTGTACTACATCCTCGACAAGTACGGGGAAAAGGTGCTGTTCAGGCCCAACCGGGCGCAGACGTGGTACCTGCAGAACCGCCACTACCTGAACGTGGAGTTGAAGGCCAGGCAAATGGGCTTCTCCACCGTGATTCAGGTGGACATGCTGGATCGCTGTCTGTTCAACAACAACTGGAGTGCCGGCGTCATCGCCCAGGATCTGGATACGGCCGGTGACATCTTCGAGAACAAGCTGAAATTTGCGTTTGAGAGCCTGCCGGCTCCGCTTCTGGCGAAGTTTGCCACCAAGCAGGACAACGCCCGCAAGCTGAAATTTGCCAACGGATCCAGTGTGACGGTGGGTACCAGCCTTCGGGGCGGGACATTTCAGCAGTTGCATGTGTCCGAGCTGGGCAAGATTGCTGCCAAGTACCCCCAGAAGGCCCGTGAGATTCGCACTGGTGCGTTCAACACGGTGGCCGAGGGCAACCTGATTGACGTGGAATCCACGGCAGAAGGGAACGAAGGGGAGTTTTTCGACCGGGTTCAGGTGGCCAGGGAGCATACAGACAGGGCCAATGCCGAAGGCCGGGATCTGCGCAAGCTGGAGTGGAAGTTTCATTTTTTCGCGTGGTGGATGGATCCGGGCTACATGACGGACCCGACCGGCATCACCATCCCGCATCGCCTGCGGGAGTATTTCGACAAGCTCAAGAAAGAGCACGGCATCAAGCTGATGCCTGGCCAGAAGGCATGGTACGTCCTGAAAGAGGCTGACCAAGGCACTGAGGATATGCACCGGGAATACCCGTCGCATCCCGATGAAGCCTTTGAGGTCGCCATCGAGGGCGCTTACTACTCCGGTCTGATTCGCGAGCTGCGCCAAGGAGGCCGGATCACCACGGTGCCGATCAGTGAGCACTTGCAGGTCCATACCGCTTGGGATCTGGGGATGAATGACGCAACGGCCATCTGGTTCTTCCAGGTGACTGGCCGGGAAATCCGGGTCATCGACTACTACGAGCACAGCGATGCCAGCCTGTCGCACTACGCGAAGATGCTGACAGAGAAGGGCTACAGCTACGGCCGGCACTTCGGGCCGCATGATCTGGAAGTCCGGGAGCTATTTGGTGGTGGCGACGAAACCCGCACCCGGCGTGAAATCGCCCTGCAGGATTACGGCATTGCCTTCGAGGTTATCCCGCGCATTAGCGATATGCGGGAAGGGCGGGAGGCAGTGCGCCAACGGCTGCCGCTTTGCGTCTTCGATGAAGAGCGGTGCGAATTCGGCATCAAGACCCTGGAGAACTACAAGCGCGAGTGGCTTGCCAACCGGGGCACCTACAGCAACCAGCCTCGCCATGACTGGGCCAGCCACGGGGCAAAGGCCTTTGAGACATTGGCGCGGGCACCAATTTTCGGCAATCAATATCAGGCCGCCAGACCGGTTCAGTCCGGCGCTGGCATGGGAGCGTGGACGTGACACTGAACAAGCAGCAGCACCAAGCAGTTGGGGAATTGATCGAGAAGATCAAAGACCTGCTGGCCCGCTTTGCGTCCAAGGAGCTGGCCGACGAGAAGGCCTGCAAGCGCACCGGGGTGCTGGTGAAGTACAACACCAAGGATCGCAGCAAGATTGCGTTCGTGTTCCACACTGCCGACAAGATCAGCGTTCAAATTGTCTTCGACCTGAATCAAACCAGCCGGGAGTATCTGTTGGGGATGGTCGGCGGTGTGAAGCGACACATTCAGGAAAAGCGCCAGGAGCGGTCGAAGCACGTCATTGAAATCCCGAATGCCTCTCTGGCGCGGGCTATTACTCAAGGGAGCGCTCACTGATGCAACAGGGGCTGGTACTGGTTCGCAGCAATGCAGACTTGCAGAAGGAAGAGCTGCAGCGCGTTGAGCAGCAGCATGAAGCGGAACAGCGCCAGCAGGAGCTGGTGAACAGCCAGCTGGCAGGCTATATCGCCCGCCAGTTCGAGCTGGCCAAGCGTCTCAAGGATCCTGTTGAGAAGCGGATGCTCAAGAGTGTGCGCCAGATTAACAGCCGTTACAGCGACGAGAAGGCCAAGGCCATCAAGGCCCAGGGGTTGCCGCTGATCTATATGTCGCTAACCAGCGTGAAGTGCCGGGCCGCGAAGAGCTGGATCCGCGACGTGCTTATGCCGGCCGGGGATCGCCCTTGGTCACTCAAGGCGACACCGGTGCCGTCATTGCCGTCAGACGTGGCGCAGCGCATTCGTATGCGTGTTGAAAATGACGCTCAGGAGTTTATGCAGGCGACAGGCCAGCCCATTACCCCAGGCATGATGCAGGACGTGGCCAGCAAGCTGGAGAAGAAGGTTAAACAGCAGCTGGACAAGGACGCCGCCAGCCGCATGGAGCGAATGGCTGATCACATTGAGGACCAGCTGGTTGAGGGTGGCTGGAATCGGGAGTTTGATGATGTCATTTCTGATGTTGTTGATTTCCCCGCTGCCATTCTCAAAGGCCCTGTGGTACGTCGCCGTAAGAAGTTGTCGTGGGATCCGCAAAGCGGCCGGGCCACAGTAGAGAATAAGATTGGTCCGGAAGTGGAGCGTGTTAGTCCGTTCAATTTCTACCCTGGAGTAGGGGTTGTTGAGCCGAATGACGGTGACTGCTTCGAATACCACGAATACAGCGCTGATGACCTGTTCGACCTGATTGGCCTGCCGGGGTATGAGGAAACCCGGATCCGTCAGGCACTGAATGATTATGAGGGAGGGCTGCAGGACTGGAGCCGCGGTTCACTGTCCTCCCAGCAGATGCAGGCCCGTGGCGAGTACGTTGGGGCTCACAACGAAGATGGCAAGATTGGTGCCGTCGAGTTCTGGGGCTCAGTGAAAGGGAAGATGCTGCAGGACTGGGGCATGTCGGTAGAGCAGGCGCCTGATCCGGAAGCCATGTACGACATCATGGCCGTGCTTGTCGGCCGGCACGTCATCTGCGTGCGATTCAACCCTGAGCCGCTGGGCCGTAAGCCATATTCTAAGGCCTGCTTTGACGACATCCCCGGTTCATTCTGGGGGAAAGGTGTGCCTGAGCTGATCGAGGACTGTCAGGATGTCTGTAATGCCTCAGCCAGGGCGATGGTGGCCAACATGGGTATCGCGTCAGGGCCGCAAGTAGCGGTGAATACCGCCTCTGTCCCGCCGGGGCAGAACGTGACAAACATTTTCCCATGGAAAATCTGGCAGCTGGATTACAGCAAGACTGGTGCCAGTAGCCGTCCGCCCATCGACTTCTTCCAGCCCAGCCCCATGACCGAAGGGCTGATGAAAGTATTCGAGAAATTCAGCCAGTTGGCCGATGAGTACAGCGGTATTCCGGCCTACACCTATGGCTCAGCCAATATCGGTGGCGCGGCGAAGACTGCCAGCGGCCTATCCATGCTGATGAACGCAGCCAGCAAGGCCATTAAGAACGTCATCCGTCATGTGGATTCAGGCATCCTGCAGCAGACCATCGATATGTTCTATTGCTGGAACATGCTCTGGCATCCGGACAACAGCATTAAAGGTGACGCCCAAGTGGTAGCGCGTGGCGCTCTCAGCCTGGTGGCGAAGGAACAGAACCAAATGCGAGTGCAGGAATTGCTGCAGCAGACCGCCAACCCGTTGGATATGCAGATCATGGGCATCCCGGGCAGAGCGAAGATGCTGCGCCGTGCGCTCCAGGGTGTTGATGTGGGCGGTGATGAGGTTATTCCCTCTGAGGATGAGCTGCAGCAGATGCTGATGCAGCAATCTCAGCAGGCCCAACAGCAGCAGATGCAGCAAGCCCCACAACAGAATCCAGCAACGCTGAATCCTGCAGGCCAACCCATGGGGCGCCCGCAGTGATTAAGACACCCGATAAGCGAGTTATTGAGGCTCTGGCCATGCTGGAGCACAACGGCCACTTCCAAGACATCGTGGAGTGGTTGAACGAGTCGAAGTTGGACACTGAGGCACGCTTGATTGAAGAACGCGATGAGGTTGAAACCCGTCGCCTGCAGGGAGCAGGACGCGACCTGACAGAAATCCTCAAGCATGCGGCCGAAGCCCGACAGCTGATCAACCAGAATAGATAAGAATTCCGCAGACACCTGATTCAGGCCTGCAACGGACCGCCCAATGGGCGGTTTTTTTATGCCCGGGCTACGGGCAACCAAGCCAGTGACACCCGTTAACGGTCGGGCCGCTGGAAATACACCGCGATACCCAGGAGGGCCGCAATGGAAACCGTACCTAACTCTGTGCGCAAACAAGTCGAGCGAGCCGAAGAACTGCGAAAGCAGCAATACGACACGCAACCCAAGGATACCGGTGCCGAACCGGCCCCTGGCGATGACAACCAGCACGATAACCAACCCAACAACCCCGGTACCCCTCAAGAACCGGCTGCACAACCGGAGCCAGCCAAGGCCGATGCCTACGCTGATCTGGAAGAGCAACACCGGAAGCTTGAGCAGGCTCATCGAGCCCTGCAAGGCAAGTACAACGCCGAAGTTCCCCGCCTGACCCAGCAGCTGCGTGAGGCCAACGAGAAGTTGGCAGACGCGCAGAAGCAGGCATCTGCAGCGGAAAGCAAAGCAAGTGAGGCCAAGGAAAAGCTCAACGAGCATCTGGCCAAAGTGCGAGAGGAATACGGCGATGACCTGGCGAATGCGTTTGAAAGCGTAGCCGCCGCTACTAGCCAGCAGCAGGACACTCACCAGCCCGCTCAGCAAGAAGGTGGTTCGGCACAGGATCGTTTCTGGCGCTCTCTGCTTCGGCAGGTGCCTGACTTCGAGGCCGTGAATCGCAGCCCCGAGTTTGTGCAATGGCTCCAGCACCCGTCTGAAAAAACCGGCTTGAGCTACCAGCAAGAGCTGAATGAAGCGGGCAACGACCTGGATGTGTTGGCAGTTGTGGAAATCGTGCGGGCGTTTAAGGGCGCACAGGCAAAAGCGAAACAGCCCGACGCTAACGCCCCTGAAAACCAACTCGCCCCCGACCGGCGCAACCCTCAGCAGCACGCCAAGGCCGAACCTGCTTATACGGCAAAGGACTTCGCGAAACTGCAGCAGGACATTGCAATGGGCAAGTGGCGAGGACGTGAGGTGGAAGCGCGGGCATTGGAACAAAAAATCCATGCCGCGCTTACAGGTCAAAGCCAAACGTAGCCCAAGGGGCCGTTTGTGATCTGAGCCGGCAATGACATATCTGGAGAATTGATATGAGTTTGCCAATCGCGAACGGCCCGAACTATTCCAACTCGGGCGCCAACAACGACTCCAAGTTCATTCCGGAGTTGTGGTCCAGCAAGCTGCTGGAAAAGTTCTACTCAGCCACTGTGCTGGCTGCCATTTCCAACACCGATTACGAAGGTGAGATTACCAGCTACGGCGACAAGGTTTACATCCGCACCGTGCCGGACATCCAGATCTACGATTACGAAAAAGGTAAGGATCTGGTCTACGACACGCCGGAAAGCCCGAACGTCGAACTGCTGATCGACAAGGGTAAGCACTTCAACTTCACCGCCGATGACGTTGATGCCATGCAGTCTGATCTGGCCTTGCTGGACAACTGGAGCACCGACGCATCCGAGCAGATGAAGATTGCGATGGACCGTGACGTGCTCGGCTCGATCTACGCGGATGTGGCAGCTGAAAACCAGGGCACCACTGCTGGTGCTATCTCTGGCGCATTCAATCTGGGTGAAGCTGCGGCGCCGGTCGCGCTGACCAAGGCCAACATCATTGATTACATTGTCGATCTGGGCACTGTTCTCGATGAGCAGGATGTGCCGGAAGAAGGCCGCTGGTTGCTGTTGCCATCCTGGGCATGCGGCATGGTGAAGAAGTCTGACCTGAAAGACGCAAGTCTGGCGGGTGATGCGACTTCCATCGTGCGTAACGGCCTGTTGGGTGAAATTGACCGGTTCAAGGTCTACAAGTCCAACCTGCTGGCGCATGACACCGAAACGGCCGGTGAGTCTTACCACATCATGGCTGGACACAAGTCTGGCCTCACCTTCGCGTCTCAGATGACCAAGATGGAAACGCTGCGCAACCCGAAACGCTTCGGTGATCTGGTGCGTGGCCTGAACGTCTACGGTTACGAGATGGTGAAGCCCGAGTCCGTTTCTCACCTGTATGCCTACAAAGGCTAAAGGTAGTAACGAGTAGAAAGGGGCGCTTCGGCGCCCCTTTTTCAATCTCTCTTCAAGAGGTATTTCCCCATGGCAAAACCCAAGTTTTTGCGAAACCCGAAAACTGGTGCCAAGTTCCCTTACAACGACCACCTGGCCAAGCGCAATCCGAAGCTGGTGCCTTGTGGCGACAACGATGGCGAGCCCGCGTTTGAGCAAGTGGACGTGGACGTGAATCATGCGCCCGTGGGTACCAGCCCGAATATTGCGGGTGTTGGTACCGGTGATGGCTCCGCGCCAAGTCTGGATGGCAAACCGCCGGCAGGTGGTGATCCGCAAGCCGGTTCTGGTGATGCTGGTGGCGACGCCGGCAATGACGAAGGTGCCGGTAACGGTCAGCCCAATGACGAAGCGCTGATGATTGGTGAAGTCCCGCTGGCTGAGGCCTCCAAAGACCAGATGGTTGAGTTTGCCCAGGCTGCCTTCGGTGAGAAGCTGGACAAGCGTTCCGGTGAAGAAACCATGCGCAAGAAGCTGGCTTCACTCCTGGAAGAGCAGGAGTAACGCCAGATGGATAGCGGACAACTGATTCGCAATGTCGCCAGAACCCTGAATGATCCAGAGCATGTGCGCTGGACGCTTGAGGATCTGGTGGCGTGGCTGAATGCAGGCTGTATGGAAGTCTGCCGGGTACGGCCGGAGGCCAATGAAAAGAGCGTGGTGCTCAACCTGACCCAGGGGACGCGCCAAGAGATACGGCCAAATGACCTGCAGTTGATCCGCGTTATCCGCAATGTTCCCAGCGGCCGTGCGGTTCGCATGGTGGCAACTGAAATACTTGATGCTGTGCTGCCACATTGGCACAGCATGCCGCGAGCCGATGATGTGGCTGAGTATGGCTGGGATCAGCGGGAGCCTCGCACGTTCTGGGTGTATCCGCCTGCCCGGGAAACCTCAAAGCTGGAATGCTCTATCTGCGAGAGGCCTGTGCCGGTTTCCGTTCCCGCCAGTTCGAGCAATCCTGTTTATGACCCGTTCCCTCTGCTTGATCAGTACGCTCAATCAGTTGAGGCATGGATGCTGTACCGGGCCTATATGCAGGATACCGGAGCGGGTTCAGCCCCTAAGGCGCAAACGTGGTCGGCCTATTTCTACCACTCTCTGGGTGTAGAAGTGCAGGGACGAACTGAAAACGAACCGGGTAATGACGTATGAGCGGCATCGTTCTGTATTCAGATCTGCTTGATGAGGTTCTGCTTGAGCTGCCGAGCTGCCCCAGCATCATCGCGCAAAAAGCTTTGGCCAAGGCAGCGCGTGACTGGTATCGAGACACTTATGCCTGGCGCGAGAAGCTACCCACCTTTACCACTGAGCCGGGCGTTATTGCTTATCTGGTTACCCCGCCACAGTGCGCCACCATCCTGGCAATGGATTCCCTGCTGACGGAAAAGGGGAAGACATTCGCTGATAACCACTGGGTGTTTGAGCCGTCCCGAGAAATTGTATTCGATGATGAGCCCAAGGACGGCGTTACCCTGGCCCCGAAAGCAGTGTTGCAGCCATCCTTTGGAGCCCTCGGCGTTCCCTGTGAACATGCTCCGCGCTGGATCCATGACTGGTCGCATGGCGCTCTTTGGTACCTGCGACTGCAGGTGGGAACGCCTTGGTACTCCCCGCAGGACGCGGAAAATCACCGCAGCTTGTTTCGACTTGCCATTCAAAACACCCGCAACGCGCTGAACACCGGTAACCGAACCGGGGATATGCGCGTGAAGCCTCAGCCATTCCTTTAAGAGGGCGCCATGACTACTCGCACTGTTAACGTCACGGTCGAAGACCAGAGTGGCGTTCCTTACCCCGATGCCATAATTACCGCCGTTCTGGATCGGACTGACCTTGATCCGAATGATGGTTATGTGGTGCCCACGCAGCAGACCTTTCGGTCGGATTCCAGTGGCGATGCCGTGCTGCAGTTATGGCCGAACGCCCTGGGCAGCAAGGGGAGCCGGTACCGGGTAACCGCCACAAGCACCAATGGCAAGTTGTTGTTCGATGTCTGGGCTACGGTACCGGATGTCGATGGATCTATGCTGGAAGACATTTCGGAGGACGTGTCTTGTGGTGGCCCAGACTGCACGGTGCCGGGCGGGGCCGGTGGCGGTGGCGACGGCGATACTGCAGTGGCAGAGCATGAGGCCAAACCCAATCCGCACCCTCAATATGCTACCGGTGGCGCCCAGGACTCGCACAGCGGGCGGAATGATAACCCCCACGGCGTCACAGCCGCTCAGGCTGGTGCGGATCCTGCCGGCAGCGCAGCGGCTGCTGTGCAGGCGGCGAACGATTACACAGACCAGCAGGTGTCAGTGGCTGCCGGTGGCGCTTCGCAGGAGCTGTCAGACCATGAGGCTGCCGCCAACCCGCATCCCCAGTATGCAACTGGGGGCGCACAGGACACCCATTCTGGCCGCACGGACAACCCCCATGGCGTGACTGCAGCGCAAGCAGGTGCAGACCCCGCAGGCAGTGCGGCAGCGGCAGAGCAGGCCGCGAAAGATCATGCCGATAATGCTGCCAACCAGGCCCAGTCCAACGCTCAGCAGCATGCAGATGACGGTATGCAACAGCATAAGTCTGCCGCCAACCCTCACCCGCAATATGCCACGGGCGGGGCTCAAGATTCGCACAGTGGGCGCACGGACAACCCCCATGGTGTCACGGCCGCTCAGGCCGGTGCGGATCCGCAAGGGAGTGCGGCGGCGGCGGAGCAGGCGGCAAAGGATCATGCCGACCAGGTAATGGCGAACCATGGCGCCGCAGTGAATCCGCATAATCAGTATGTGGAAGAGAACACGAAAGGGCAGGCTGATGGTGTGGCCTCACTGGATGCCGGCGGGCATGTGCCGGCGGCACAACTCCCTGAAAGTGCCCGTGGCGACGTTTCAGGCCCCGCAGGGGCCGCTGCCCGGGCGGTACCGGTCTTTGATGATGCTACCGGCAAGCTGTTGGCTGATGCCGGGGTGTTTATTGATCCCCAGGGCAACCTGTACGGCCATGGCTCAAAGTTCCTCGACTACGCCGGCAACAGCCTGATTCTCAATGCCTCGCACAAAGGCAAGGTTATCTGGTGCACCAATAACACCCAAGCGGTAACCGTTTTCGCTCCGGATGATGCAACCTTTGCGCTGGAGCCAGGCTATTTTGTGGTGATTGTGCAAGGCGGGAATATGCCCGTCACCATTGAGCCCCTGGGCTCAGATACGTTGGTGTCCCCGGTTAATCCTGCGAGAACAAACCGAAAGGGTTCGTCTGCTGTCCTATTCAAAAAAGCTTCTACCGTGTGGTGGGCAAGAATGGGAGGGGCCGAGGGATCGGCGGCCGTAACTGAGCATGAAGGGCGAGCAAACCCGCACCCTCAGTACAAGATGCGAGTGCAAGAGCCTGTTGTGATTAATGGCGACACGACTGTGGGTTTCTCGCACTTGGGCCTTCCGCTTCGGGTAACAGCAGGCGCAACACTCACATTCCCAAATGATGCAACTGACAACTTGCCAGTAGGGTTCTGGGTGGAAATTCAGCGGCGAACCGCTGATGACGTTCTTTTTGCTGTAGAGGCAGGTGACGCGCTGGAGTCCGAAGGGAATGGTAACGCAATCGCAAATGACGGGGGCTGGGCCACGGCAATGAAGATGGCTTCCGGTAAGTGGGCGTTGGCCGGTGGGCTCAAGGTGGTGTCGTAATGATGCGCCGCGGCATTATCGCCAGCAGCGGGGCCGGCCCGACCTGCCTTTTCGCGCTGGAAGGGGTGAATAGTCCGGCGTTCCGGCCATTGACCGTGGATAGCCGGCGCCAAGAGGTTGGCGCGGTTTACCCAATGGTCGATCCGCAATACCCGGTATGGTTCGCCGCCACTCCAGATGCATATTTGTATTCGACAGCAGAGGATGGATGGGACGGCTGGCGCATAGTCCAGATGGTGATAAACCGGGTTGATTCTGGCGTCGTCCGCTTTGGCATACGAAACATCGACTATACCAGCTCCATCGACGTTGTTTATGACGGCGCGAGTGGTGATTGGGCGGGATTGGTGGACGGCGTAGAGCAGAACAGCTCGGCGAGTTCATGGACGTCAATTGTCACATTCAAGGTGCATGGCGCTACTGGTGATGCGGTTGCCATGGTTGGTGATGAGGTGGTGGCGAGCCAGGGCGGCATGTTCAACGGCGTCCCATTTGGCGGGCTTATCAGTTGGGATGGCGAAAATAGCATTTCAGGCGACGAGTTTGCGGGGGCGATTTACAGTTCCGCCAGCGCCATCAACCCGGAAACCCTAGATTCAGGCAGCTCTGACTGGTGCGGCAACGAGATCCCCATTGCCAAGCCAGAGAATGTGGCTGATGACGTATCCATTGTTGGCTCGCTGGATTATTTGGAAATCGAGGACGTGGTGCAGGTGGACACTACCCTGCCGGAAAATACGACGCCAAACGTAGGCATTACAGGCGCCTTGGAGTATCTGGAAATTGAAACAGTAGAGGAACCCGCATGAAGCTGAACGCAAACGTCCACTACAAGCGTGCTTTTGGTCGATACACCGTTAAGAAGGTGGAGGTTTCAAGCGGCAAGGTGGTGGCAGAGAGCAAATGCCAGAATGTCGTGTTCGATCAGGGCATGGAGTTTATTTATGGTGACTTCTTTGGGAATAGCGAAAATACCGAGGCCGCTGGCGATTATCTCTATTTTTCAGATAACGCCGTGGAAGCTGTCGCGGGAGATACCACATTAGGCGGGAACCAAAACAAAACATCGCAGTATGGGTCATTGGGGTACAGAGAGCTTATTAGCGGCGAGCACTACATAAGGACGCATACACGGGCATATATACAGCCCGCGCAAGTTTCCGTGGGCACGGTGCCGTTCACTGTTCGCAAGATCGGCGTTGGATCCTCTTCTGTTCTTTGTGCAGGGCAGTTAATCAAGGATGAAGGGGGTAATCCTGTCTCTTATGAGATTGACGCGCAACATGCGCTTTATGTGGAATATGATGTGTTTTGGCATAGATCCACCGATGGCGGGAATGACTGGGCATCGCGGGCTGTTGCCGGGACGGGCACGCTTACAACCAAGCGCCGCCAATTAAATAGCTCTGTCGTTGACGGCACGGACGTCACTTGGGAGCTGAGATGTGCAGAAGTTACGAGAAATGATGATGACGCCTCTCTAACGAGGCCGCTGCAGACCGGAATGAGAGTTTGCGGCTTTACAAACAGCAGTCCCGCATCCAGCACGAGCGATTTTTTTGGCAACGGAAGCGTGGCAACGGTCATTACATGGCCGACAGCTAAATCAGTAAAATATGATATGGAATTCACCAGCGGCATGATAAGGCCGCACAATGGCAATGCTGCAGAAACTGACGACTACTACGGGATTCATTTGGGTGGCAACCGATCTAGCAAAACATTCCCAAATGAAGATCTTATTTATATCCGGTGGCCGGAGCAGGTGCCTATTCATGGCGGGCAGAAGATCTCAGACTTGCAGGTATCGATAACTTATTCTTGGGATTAGCAATGCAAGCAAAAGCCTATATCGCAGCAGCGGCCCTAGTGGCCGCTTTTTTGTTTGGGGTAGCGGTGGAGCACTGGCGTAGCGGAAACACAATTCGCGACCTGAAACTGGATATTGCCAGCGCACAGATGGATGCGGAGCAGTCAGCCAGGACGGAAGAGCAGGCCCGGCAGAAGGCTAGTGATGCAGTAGCTGATGCCGTGCTGGCGGAAATGGAACTGGAGCGTGCCACCGGCCGGGTGGTAGTGAAAAGGGTGATTGAGTATGTGGAAAGTCCTGATGCTGGCCAGTGCGATATGCCTGATGGCTGGGTGCAAACACATGACGTTGCAGCCGGCGGAACCAGCAGCAATTCCGGCGCCGCCTCCGGAGATGATGAAGCCCCCGGGCGAGTTACAGACATTGAGGCGCTGATAGTCGTCACAGACAACTACCAGATGTGCAGAGAAGCTATTGTCCAAGTGAAGGGCTGGCAGAAATGGTATCGGGAGACATTCAATGCGGATTAGCCTGGGGCCGTTTCGTGGTCGCATTCCCAAGGTATCGGACCGAGCAATTCCGGAAGCTAATGCCACCATCGCCACGGGCTGTGATATGCGGTCTGGAGAAATTAGGCCTTTCCGGAAATCTGCCCTGGTTCAGGCAATTGGAGCTGGTAACTGGCAATCTTTTTACCGGTGGTACGAAGAGGATGGCACAGGCCACTGGCTCCAGTTCCCCGGCGATGTTGATGTAATCCGTGGGCCGACCGCTGATGATGTTTGGCAGCGTATCTACTGGACCGGTGACGGCCGGTACGACGAGCCTCGCATGAGCTACACCGGGCCTATCCAGACTGGTGGCGGGGCGATGCCCAATGTCAGCTATAAACTGGGCGTGCCGGCGCCTGCTACCCAGCTGGTGATCGATGCAGAGCCAGAAATCACAGGCAATGTTTCCGAAATAGCCAACGAGCGACCTATCCGGGTAACCACAGAGGCTGCCCATGGGCTGGAAACCGGTGAACTGGTTAGATTCGATGTTGAGGCAGAGGCGTCCGCTGCAGACGTTAATGATCTGGCCGAATTCCTCAATGGCAATGATTTCCAAATTACGGTGACTGGGGAAGACGAATACACCCTGGACAACACTGATGCGTTTAATATCGATTACAGCGCTTTCACTGCCGGGACATTCACCCAGTATTTTGATCCTGGGTTTCTGAGTACGCGGTTCTATGTGCATACCTATGTGACTGAATTAAGTGAGGAAGGCCCCCCATCCGAACCGTCAGAGTCAGTCGAGTTAGGCCCGACTCAGAAGGTCACGCTCACCCTTCCTGTGCTTGAGCCCACTGACGCTCAAGGGCGACTTATCACAAAGCGCCGGATCTACCGGACCGCTACCGGGAATCGTTTCTCCCAGTTCCAGTTTGTGGCAGAGCTGGACATTGCAGAAGACACTTATAGGGATGAAGTGGCTACCGTTGATTTGGGGGAGCCGATAGAGAGCACCCAGTGGGATGCGCCGGACTCCGACCTGAAAGGCTTGAGACTGGCGGCGCAGGGCTTTGCCGTGGGCTTCTTCAATAACAAGGTGGCGTTTTCAGAGCCCTACATGGTCCATGCCTGGCCAACCAGTTATCAGCTGGCACTGGATTATGACGTGGTTGCTGTGGAGGTCGTTGATAACGGTGTGGTCGTGGGCACCACGGGCCGTCCGTATCTCATCCAGGGTATCGAGCCGCGGAGCATGATGCCTCGACGCCTTGAGAGTAACTATGCCTGTGTCTCGAAGCGCTCAATGGTATCCATGGGATATGCGGCCGTCTATGCGTCCACAGAAGGTCTTGTCTATGTAGGGGCAGGGCAGGCGAGGCTTATTACCGAAGGTGCCTTTACTGAGCTGGAATGGGCTGAATACGCCCCTGAAACGATTCATGCCTACGCCCATCAGGGCAGGTACATCGGCTTTTATGACGCTGGCTCTGGAAAGAAGGGGGGCTTTATCTTCGACCCCCGCAATCCTGACATCGGCATCGTTGATTTGGGCTTCTGGGCGAAGAGCTGCTTTACAGATGTGCGTGAGCGATACCTGTATCTGCTGACTGATGGCAATGACATCATGCGCTGGGATGACCCTGGTGAAGACCTGCAGCCAATGCAATGGCGGTCAAAGGAGTTTGTCACCCAGCGGCCAAGCAGCTTGAGTGCAGCCAAGTTATCTGCGGACAACTACCCCATAACCTTTCGACTTTATGGTGATGGGGTGCTGCGGCACGAGAAGCAGATCACGGCACCGGATCCCTTTGTCTTGCCTGCAGGTTATCTTGCCCGGAACTGGCATTTTGAATTCGAGGGCACGGCTAACCTACAAGACTTTCAGGTGGCCGATTCTTACGGAGAGCTGGAATGACATTCGCTAATCAGCGCGGTTCGCGTGGCAACTACCCTGGTGCGCGACGGACCAAGCTGCCGGCGCTTCCCCCAGCAAATGATCCTGGCTTTCTCGACGCGCTGAAAGAAACCGTAGAGCAGATGCGTGGTTTGCGAGGGGATCAGCGTGACCAGATGGTGACGCGCCGGGATTTGGAAGATGCAGGCTTGGCGAAAACCATTGTTGAGTCTGGCGTAGAGGCCGGAGCCGATACCCGTTCTGGAACTGGTAGCGACAATGGCCGGCCTGTAATGACTGTGCCTCCAGCTGTTAGCGGCTTTCAAGCCGCCGGTGCTTTCAGCGTCATCATGCTGTCGTGGAACGCCCCCAACTACGGGAATCATGCCTACACGGAAGTGGCCAGAGCAAGCGTGGACGACATTAGCCAGGCGGTGACCGTGGGGTTGCAGCCGGCCCGAATGCATACGGACACCGTAGGCGGTTCGTTCGAGGGGTTCTACTGGGTGCGTCACGTCAGCACTGCAGGAGTGAAGGGGGCATGGTCTCAAAGCTTGCAGGCCAGCACCCCGGATAACCCAGAATGGATTCTGGAGCAGCTGACCGGCGACATCACAGAATCATCCCTTTGGGATGAACTGCAAACCAATCTCGGTGTGGCGGGCTTGGCCGAACAGTGGACTGTGAAGGTAGCCACCACAGTGGATGGACAAACCGTGGTGGGGGGAATTGGCCTGGCCGCCAATGGTCCAGACAGTGACGGGCCTGGCACCATTGATTTCGGCGTGCTGGCAGATCGCTTCTGGGTGGCTGCTCCCGGTGTGGATTATTCGGAGGCTGATCAGCTGATTCCTTTCGTTATCCAAGACGGGAAGGTCTGGATTAACGAGGCGGGGATTCGTGAGGCGACCATAAAAACCTTGCAGGTCGAGAATGCTTTTCTCGACAACATGACTGCAGCCAAAGGGTCGCTGGGTGAAGCCAACATCAATATCGCCAACATCTTCAACGCCTTGGTGCAGAATTATATCCAGAGCGATAACTATTCTCAGGGCGTTCGCGGCTGGAAAATCAACAGGAATGGCAGCGCGGAATTCAATGAGTTGACGTTGCGGGCTCGCCTCCAGAGCGTTTCGGGGCAGGCATATATTGATTTCAGCGCGGATGCCGGGCAAGAAGGTGAGTTTGTCCTGGGGGATGTTCAGGCCAGTAACTTCATTTCTTTCAAATACGAGCCTGCTGTAGGGCGCCGAATTCTTAGAATTCGAGGGGATGTGCTGTTGCGGAACTATTCGCCGGGTGACATCCCTTTGCATGCGAATGATTCTACGGCTTCGGCTGTAGCTGTCCAGGTGCCAAGTTTCAGCCTGGGGGGATATTGGGATCCAAGAACAATCTCCCCGACACTTCTTGCTCAGCTTCCCGTGGTTAAATCTACTGTGGTTACTCGGGAAGGGATCGTGAGAGTTTCGTATGAGTTCGATCCGGAGAGCGGTGCAGGCTTTAAAGGCAGCGGGCTGGCCTTTTTGGTTTTGCAGCGTGTCGATGGAACAGTCGTTTTCTTGCATTTACTGACAGGCCTGCACAATGGTATCCCGGAATGGATTGGTAATGGCTGGTACCGGGTGCAGGACATTGATGTGGCGGTAAAGCCTGGGGAGTTAATCCAGTTAAGGGCAGGCTATCAACCAGCTATATTTGGAAACCACAAGCCAACACCAAGAGTGTTCGGTAGAAAGCTGCGTCTTTCTGTGGATTTTTACCCAGAAGAAACCTCCCTCAGATGAGGGCAAGTGGTGCGATTCCTACACCCTTGTGGTAGGATTTTTCTAAATTAGGACAATTCCCCAAACCGCCCACTGAGGCGGTTTTTCTGTTTCTGGCCCCGGCAATTGCTGGGGCTTTTTTGTATCTGGAGCACCCAATGGCAACCCGATCACCGCAATCGGTAGAGGGAAAAGCGAAGGAAAGGGCTGGGCGATGGGACTTTGACCCTCAAATTCGTCACCACTTCGCTGACCAGCTGTACGCGAAGCAGGCCTTTTTCCCGGCTGGTTCCGAGATTGTCAGCCATAAGCACGCCTACTCGCACCTTTCGATTCTGGCGCAGGGCGTGGTGCATCTTTATGCGGATGACCAGCCTCCGGTTCGGTATCAGGCGCCTGTCTGCATTGAAATCAGGGCGGGGGTGAATCACGCCATCCGAGCCATCGAGGATGCGGTCTGGTTCTGCATCCATGCCACGGACGAGAAGGATCCGGAGCGGGTTGACAGGATTCTAATTCAGGATGGGGAGGGTTAAGCCATGCCATTTGTAGCAGGGGCCATGGTTGTCGGGTCTGCCGCAAGCTATTTCGGCGGTAAATCGGACGCCAAAAAAATGCGGCGCGAAATGCGGGCCTGGCGAAAACTGCAGCGTGATCAGCTGAAATTTGCCAAACAGCAATGGACGCATTACACGGACACTTACGGCGACGTAGAGAAGATGATGGTGGCCGACGCCATGGAGGGTGTTAAGGCTGACTATGCTGGGGTGACCTCCCGTGCCGCCTCTGACATTGAGGGTCAGTTTGATAATCAGATTGACCGTCAGCGTCGCCAGATGCAGGCCTTTGGCTTGGACCCAAGTTCTGGCCGTTATCAGTCTACCGACCGGCAAGCAGGGCTGGACCTGGCCACAGCGAAGGCCCAGGGCATCAATTCAGCCCGGAACGCTGAGCGTCGACAGTCTCAAAGCGAGACGTGGCAGCGCCGACAGTCTGTTGGCTCCATGGGTGCGGGTTTGATTAGAGATGCTGGCCAGGGTGTCCAGCAGGCGATGCAGAACATGGGGAATATGCATGGGGAAAATGCCAACACCTACAGCAGCCTGTCTGGGAACCTTTTTGCCCAAGCAGGGCAGATGGGAATGTACGGGGCTATGCAGTTTGGCGACTGGATGAACAACAGGCCGCCCGACAGTGATGGTGGCCCTTCGCAATTTCTTAACTATGGCCCTTCTGGTGGCCCGTCCATTAGCCCGAATGTCGCTTCTGAATTTGGTTATGGCAATTCGGCTGGATATTGGGATGCGGGAATGGGCGATAGCGCGATGTTTGGTACAGGCCAGCAAGGTCTCTACACCAACCAGCAATACTGAGGTCAGTTATGGATAGTCGAGCAACGCTTGGGTTGGGGCAGGGCATGATGCAGGGCCTTGAGCTTTACCGCCGGCATAGTCGCGAAGACGAACAGGACGAGCAACGGCGTGATCAGCTGGCAAGGGATGCGCAGCGGCACGACCTTTCTATGCGCCGCGGTGAGCAGGACTACAGCCAGCGTGGTGAGCTATTTCCCGGGCAGCTTGAGCAACAAGGGTTGCGCACGGAAAGTTTGGGCCTTGGCAACCAAGCAGCCAGCCAATCTATCGACCAAAATGCTCAGCTTTTCCCGGAGCGACTGGAAGGAATGCAGTTGGGCAATCAGGCCTCCAGGCAGTCCATTAACCAGAATGCAGAATTGCACCCTCTTCGGGTCGAAGGCATGCAGACTGGCAATGACATGAATGCGCTCAGTCTGGATAACGCGGAGTTTCGTCAGCCCTACGAACAGCGAGCGCTGCAGCGGCAGGATGTGCAGGGTGAACAGATGGCGTGGGCGCAGGGTGTCTCATTTCAAGCTCAGCAGGCTGTTCAACGAGCGCTGCAAGGGGATATTAATGCCCTGAATGAATTCTCTGCAGCAACCAACCCGGATAACCCAGATGCTCCCATGGTTTTGCCTTCAAATGAGCCGGGAATGGTTGTGTACCGGGCAAACGGACAGGATCAAGTTGTTCCCCTGGATGCCGTTATCAAGCGCACCGCAGAGCTTGCAAACCCGCAGGTTGTAATTGATCGAGCATTGAGCCCAAACGGTAATTACTCAGACGTTGAGTACAGGGATGGTGTTGGTTATGGCCAGCTGGGGCCAGACAACAAATGGAACCCGATTAACACAAAAAATGCCGGGGCGCGTGGTGCTGGTGGCGCCGGGGGCGGCTTGACAGATTCAGGACAAAGCCTGGTTGAGCGGATGTCCAGACAGTATTGGGGCAACCTGAATGCGGAAGGTGCTTTTATGGTCCCAGAGGATGCTCGGGACAGTTACCTGCTGACCCAGCAACGGGCTATTGAGATGTCAGAGAGAGGCATCCCCCTGCAGACAGCGGTGAACTATGCCGCACTGTCTATCTCTGGCCCCCTGAGTGACGAGGACGCTATTCAGGAGGCTGAGGAAGAGCTGATGGAAGGCCGGGGCCTGATGGATGCTCGCCCGAGCGAATCCGAGGTGCGTCAGCTTGCCGCAGAGATTCAGGCTGAAAGCCAGCAAGCCGCACAGATTTACCAGCAGTTGACCGGCGGCGGCTATGACAGCGCCCTTGGTGGCGGCCAGCCTGCTCCAACCCAGGGGCTCAGCATGCAGGCACCACAGACTGCGGCCAGTGCGAACGGCCCCGGATCTGCTGCCCGCAACACCCCGCAACAACCCCCGCTGATTGAGAGCGAAGCCGACTATGAGGCCCTTCCTTCTGGTGCCCAGTTCGTTAATCCCGCCGATGGCAAAACCTACGTTAAGCCCTGATCGCGTCTGACTGGAGACAGTAATGGTATTTGATGCCCGCAAACTTGGTGCTGTGCCGGCCGATGAAAGTGCAGGGAAAGATCAGGGGCTGACAGTTTCCCCTGGATTCGATGCCCGGAAGATGGGGGCTGTTCCTGTTGAAGAGCAGCATCAAGGGGGAGGCATTATTGATGCTGCCCTCGATAAGGCCGCGAAGTTTGTGGGCGGTGGTTTAAAGCACTCGCCGGGGGTTGTTGGCCAGGTGGCGGGTGAGTTGTTGAGCGGCACTAACGACAATCAGGAAGATCCTGGGTACCGGACATGGGGCGAAGCAGCACAGGATACTGGTGTTGCTGTGGCAAAGGGCGGGGTTGAATTTGCCCGCGGCGCAAATGAAATTTCCCGGTACACCCCTGCAGGACGGATTCAAGGGTTGATGCTTGGTGATAACGAGCCTGATGCGCAGGATACGCTTGAGCGCGATTATCTGGCCCCGGCCTCTGAATACTGGCAGGACTCAAAGAGCGCTGGCCTGCAGGAACAGGAGCGTCTTGTACATGATGCAGATGGCTTTCTTGGCACAATGGGCGCGGCTGTCGATAACCCGGGCGTCATTATGTCTGTGGTATCTGAACAGGCTTTGCCGACCATGCTGCAGATGGGGCTTTCAGCCAAGGCTGCCCAGGGGCTAATTTCTGCTGCTGGGGCAAAGGCGGCAAGCGGAACCGCAACGGCTTTTGAGGGTGTGCAGGCCGGCGGCGCAGCGGGTGTGGATGTCCGTGGCTTTATGCAGCAGGTGCCAATCGAAGCCCTACGGGAGAATCCGGAGTTTGAGGCCCTTGAGCAAGAACATGGCGAAGCGGGCGCCCGTGAGGTAATGGCTGACCGTCTGGCTCCGGTTGCTGCAAGCATTGCTGGCGCTTCTACGATGCTGATTAGCAAGTATTTGGGCGATGGATCCCGCATTGCCGGCCTTGTGGTTGGCGATGGCCAGAAAGGTGTTATGGCGGGTGCTCGTCGCGTGGGTGGTGAAATCCTCTCTGAGGGCATTCAGGAGCCTGCGGAAGGCGCTGCGACCGACTTTGCCAAGTCAATGGTTGATGACAGCATTAACCCGCTGGATTTGTCTGAGCGCGGCAGTGATGCGGCCTTGGGGATGATGGCAGGTGGCGGCCAGGCTGCCGGCATTGAGATTGGCCGGGCAGGATTGAGTCGGTACCGGCAGGGCTTGGCGCCAGACGGCGGCCCGGACCCAGAACAGGTGCCGGACATTTCTGAGCAGCTGGACACGCTGAACGATACTGAAACCGCGCAAGCGGAGCCTGTCGAGCCTGAGCGGCAGCTGACTTCCCTTGATGACATTCTTCGTGCGCACGGTGTCGAGCCAGCAAAAGTGCCAGAGTGGACGCCGCAGCAAAACGAGGCCGCTGTGCAGCCTCGCCGCAAGACGCTTCTGGATTCCCTGAAAGAGCAGTACGGCCGCAGCTCCCAAGGTCAGGAGTCCTCATCATCCACAGAATATCGCGGTCCCGCTCAGATCATGCAAGAGCGCGGCCTTTCCCTGGGCGGGGCGAATGAGCCGGAAGCTGCTCAGCCCTCCGGTACCGTGCAGCGCCTGGTGGAAGAGAATCGGGCGCGTCGTCAGGAGCAGGCTCGCCGCGAGAGCGAAGTGGCGCCGTACAGCGATGTGCTTGAGCAGCTGCAGCGCGAGAACGGTAGCCGCAAGAA